CAGCTGCACCACACTGACATCCACTTCCACCGCGCCAGTCGCCGCCAGCACTTTCAAGCGCTGGTGACCACCAATCACGTTGCCGGTCTTCTCGTTCCAGATGATAGGCTCAACACAGCCGTACTTTTCGATTGACCGGGCAATCTTCTGATATTCCGGGTCTCCGGGCTGCAAATCCTTTCTCGGATTGTAGGGTGCTGCATTGAGCAGGCTGATAGGTACTTTTCTGATTTCCATGAATTGCTCCTTATGATGACCTGCTTTCAGACAGCTCCGGCGGCGAACCGGGGATGACTGGAAGCACGATTTCCCGCGCAAAGGAGCAACGCGGGGCGAAAAATCCTCCTTCCCATAAAAATGGCGGCGCACATCAGATGATCTGCACCGCCCGGCTTTGTTTAGGATTTTGTAGCATAATAATACCATGCCTTTCGCCTTGCGTCATCAGAAAGCATTGGAAAGCATCAGTACCGATTGGAAGCCGTTGGAACACATCAGAAACCATTGGAAGTCATCTGACAAACTACATTTTCTGCTCATGGTTGGCAGGCAAAAGAAAAAGGCCGCCGAATCAGCATTTTCATACTGAAACAGCGGCCTTTTGAATTTAATTCAGGCTATCTTTTTGAGGTAATTATATGCCATCTTGCACACTCCGGCTTCGGTATAGTACCGTCCGAGTGTTCCTGCAATCTCTGCCCATGAGCGGCACCGCACGAAACGGAGCCTGAAAATCAGGCGCATCCGTGGGTCTGAAATCGACACGCAGAATTCTTCTATTTCTGGAAGTACCCTCTCGGCTTCGGCTTCAAGCTCTTTGATGCCGGCATCCAAGTCTGCCAGGTCTGCGGCCAGATCACCAACTTTGTCACGAACACCGGGAGTATGGGGCATTCCTGACAGTGACGGGGATGCTGGCCCAATCTTCTGGCACATGTTCTCGTAGATTTCTTTGTCCTCATCAATCTGCTTGCGAAGCGTTAAGTATCTGGACAGCTCTTGCACCGTCATACCTGACCTCCAGTAATATGTGCGCGGCCTCCAATTTGTAGAGGTGCTACCTAATTATTTTAGCACATTTTACGGCAAAAATACAGGTCTTGCGGTCGGATTATTTACGAATGAACGGGCAATCCACGCCCAGCCAGATAGGCGGCTGTCCATTGCCGATCACCGAGAACCACAGCCGCCCGGTCAGCAGGAGCTTGATGCGCTCCCATAATGTAAGATGCCAGCAGGAGATCACCTGTCCCTCGCCCCGGAAAGCCGGAAGCGCGTCGCACTTGTCTTCCATGCCCTCCGGCGGGTTATAGGTGATGTTCTGCTCACGGAACGGAATAGGAGTCATGCGCTTTCCTTTCTGGCGCGGATCGTCACGCCCTTGGGGGAGATCGTCACGACCGCATTCAGCGCCCGCGCCGCATCCACCATTGTGTCCAGCCGAGGGTTGCCGTAGAGTTCCCGGTAGCCCATCAGGTTCCGCGCAGTATGCGGGGACAGTCCTGACTGCCGGCTAAACTCGCTGAGGGTCATCCCCCGGAGCTTGCGAATCTCATTCAGTGTCATCATCGGCCCTCCTAAGCGCCACGCTTTCTTCTTTCAGCCAGTCCTTGATGCAATGGAAGCAATGTCCCCTGCTTCTACAACGGCTCGTCTGCTTCCGCTGGACGAATTCACAGAGCAACTGGGTGAAGTTCTCCCGGATGTCTGCATCCGACATGGAGCGGATAAAGTCACCGTTGGTCATTTCTGCGGTTCCTCCATCAGCTCCATCAGTCGTTTTTTGGCGCGGGTCAGCACATCGATCTGCCGCCGGGCTTTCTTCTGTGCTGCCGGCATGGCCGCTTTCAGCGCCGGGGAGATTGCATTGAACACGTCACCCGCATACCCCGGCATATTGGCGGTGCGCTCTGCATCGGAGATCAGCTCCTGCAAATCAGTGAGGAGCTGGACATCTTTTTGAAAACTTGACATCAGGCATCCCCCCTTATACATTCTGAAAGCGGTTGAAGCACTGGACATTGTCACAGAAGCGCTCTGTTCCAATGATTTTCAGCGGCTTCCCACAGTATGCGCAATAGGTCGGACTCAGCTTCACGCTTATCGACCGCGGCGTTTCAGGTTCACTTTTCGTCCCACCATGCTGCATCAGGTTGATGCCGCACATGATGGAGCCGGGTTCAACTGCTTCCCAGCAGTAGGCCCGCGCCTTGCATACAGAACAATCTCTCATATTGCCATCACCCCACTTAAATCAAGAATGCAGGGATGAGAAGAAACCAGAGGTATCTCCCATCCCTTGTCACATAGACAGAAATGGAGATTGCAACGCACACAGCAATCCACTTTATGACATCGGTAATCTGAATCCACTTCATTCCGAACGCCCCCTTTCTTCCACATAGCACCAACTCTGCGGCGCTTCATACAGGATGCAGCCATCGATTGCACAGGTAGGTGGATCCATGTAGCTTCCGGATGGTTGATAGTTCTCGCAGTCTGCGTTGCCACAAACGCCGGTCCCGTTCATGCCACAGAAACCGTGACGGGAAAAATCCTCCAGCTTGAGCGGTTCTTCGTAGAGCTTCAGCTGAGAGATTTGCCAGCCATATACCGGCTCACCCTGCGCGTACTTTACGATTTCATCAAGGGTCAGGCAGCTTTCGTACAGCGCCGGGAAACGCTTGATGCTGATGCCCTTGCCGATCGGCCTGAACACATCAAAGCCGGTGCAGACGAACTCACCGAAAACAAGGCCGCTCCCACGACCGCCATCCATGGTCTCATAGATATAAACCTTGAACGGCACTTCCAGCTTCGGGCAGGTCTTGCGGACCTCAACCGTCTTGCGCCCCCGCCGGATCAGGTCACACCACTTGGGCTTGATGCTGATAAGGACAGCTTTCACTTTTCGTTCTCCTCTCTGCACGCTTTTCTGCATGCTTCACACTTCTTGTAGGGTTCTTCGAGCCAGCAGTTAAATAACAGGCACTTGGGTTTTCTGTATTCCGGCAGTGCCTTATTTCCGTGTGTCTGGGTACGAAGTGCGTGGTACTTGCACACTTCTTCTCCCCAAAAGTCCCCACCAAAACTGCATTTTCCATATTCCGGTGACACTTCATGCGAAACCGTGATGGTTTTTTCTTTCATTGCTTTTCTTCCTCCGGCGGCTCCAACAGCGGCACCCACAAATGTCATTGTCCCCGCCCTCATTCATGGTACATACGCTTGTTGCGGTCCCACTTCATCGTGACCGGGTTGCCACACTTGCAGGGCACCGTGATTTCGGGGTCTTCCAGATTGGTGCGGCCGCGGGCTTCAAAGTCACAGCAGGGACAGGTGAACTCATACCGTTTCAGGTTGTCCAGCTGAACCTCTCCGCCGCAGCGGCAGGTCACGCTGGCGCTGGGTTCCCGCAGTAACCGGCCAAACACATCCCCGCATTTCGGGCAGCGCAGGCGCAGGACACCGTAGGCCGTGCCCTTGGGAATTTCTTTCCGCTGGACACGCTTAGGCTCTGCCCCCGCAGGGGGGCTTGCCTTTGCCTTTGCCTTTTCCGGGATGCCGCCGGTCAGCGCACAGGCGGCGGCATTGGCGCTGACCTCCCGCAATGCCCGGCTCAGGTCAGATTTGATGCTGTGGATCTCCGCCGCATCAGGTGCGGCCTTGAGTTCCTCGTGACGCAGGCAAAAAGTAATCAGGCTCAGCTTCACAGCGCTCTGCTCCAGACGCTCCAGTGCAGAAACAGGGATAGCCCCCATAGTTTTCTCATTCATCGTTTTCAGTCCTTTCTTCATTTTTCTTGCAGTCCTGAACGGCATTGCAAGGTTCATCACAGGCTTTGCAGCACTTATCACAGTTCGGGTGTGCCGCTTTGCAACGGTCGCAGGGCGCATCTGCCTTTTTAGGGGCATTGGTGGAAAAGATGGCATGGGTTCCGTTCTGCAACGCCTTTTCTTCGTCAGACATTTCATAGCCCAAGGCTACCAGCAGAGTGTAAATAGCGTCGAGACGGCCGTTTTCCTCCCAGCCGTACCCGCCGCTCTGGTAGTCGGGTTTCCAGACCCAGCCCCAGTATCCGTTGCTGCCATCGTCAGCAGCCGAATAGGCCAAGGAGAGCAGTGCCTTTTCCGGCTGGTCGCTGAACACCGAAGTGCTTTCCAGATAATCAAGCAGGTCAACGCCGTCCGTTTCCGGGGGAGCAACGCCCAGCAGCTTGATTGTCAACTCGCCATCGTAATTTGAATCGAACGCATCCACAGCAAAGCGGACGATTTCGCCCAGATGCTTTTTGCACTCTGCCGTGGAAAGCTGCGTCACAAAGTCCCGGCGCAGCTCAAACATATAGTTTGTGAGGGCGGCAAGTTGGTCCTTGTAGAACTGTTCCTGCTGCCGCTTTTCCTCTCGCTTGGCCGTTTCCGCATTCTCTTTTTCCAAGTCACGCTCTTTGTAGAGGTCAATCTGGTTTTGGCTGACCTTGTAGCAGTACGCTACGCTATCGGCATCGTCCGGCACTTCAACGTCCTTGCTGGTGTTCCAATATCCGTATCCTGCAACGTGCGTGTGAGTGCTGTAATTTGCATCAGGATTTTCCACGGCAAATTGGCGAAGCTGCTCGATCCATTCAGCTTTTCTGTGCTGGTATTTCTGGTCGGACAAGGCGTTCTGCATCTCACGGTTAAAATTAGCCGTGCCGAGGGTTTCAAGCACCCGGTTCCGGGCATCCAAATCCTCGATTTTGTTAAGTTCAACAAAATCGGAAAGGGTTGCGCCGCGCTGCTCTGCCTTTTTGAAGTTGTCGTGGTTCAGTTCCAGCAACTTGATGCGCCGCCGGATG